TCATAAGCCTGCTGGATTTGCATTCTTTCTGAATCGATCATGTCTTGCTTTGCGTTATATTCATCTAAAAGAGCAAGTTTTCTTTGATAAATTGATTCAGCTATTGCGACTTCCTGATCCCCAAAATCTGACAATGAATCAAGTCTTTCTGTCTGTTGTTCATACCATGCATCTAATTCTTCTTGTGCAATATCGGCCTGATTCATTCCTTTGCCCATTCGACCAAATCCAGGGGAAGGTAGAATACCTGAATCTATAATCTGTTCTGTTTTCTTTGCTTTGTCTTCATCAGTCAATCCCTTTATAGTCAACAGCGTTTGAAGCTGTTCCTTTTTCTCTTGTGTGTATTTCTCTTCTTCTGTCCTCAACCCTTCAAGCAAGCTTTTCTGATCACCTGCAAGCTTTTCGTTTGCCGCTTTTAAGGCTTCCGCCGCTTCTGTTTCCTCTTTAAACCGCTTCAATGTGGTAAGTGCTGCATCAGCAAGCGCAAGTTGCGAATCAGTAGCGCCCTTATTCGTCAACTCGTAAAGTTTGATCACATCGTCGGACTTGCCAACCATTTCGGCTTGGAACTGCAAAGCTTTTATTTGTTCGTCAATCGCTTTCTTTGCATCGGATGTCGCCTTTGCAAGCTTGTCCGTGTCATCGGTTGCAATCTTATTCGCCTTGGAAATAATATTGGCGACCTGTGCCGCTTTCTTACCTGATTCCTGGTACTCCGTACCCCATAACTTTTTGATACGCTCGTTTGTTTCTGCGGTTCCTTTTTTGTTTTCTTCGGAAATGCCGTCAATAACTCCCTTTGCAAGTTTCCACTCACCTTCAAGAACGAAAGCGGCGGCGGCGGCAACTCCACCAATGGACCGGCCAATGTTAAAGATCGCCTGCCCAGCACCGAGCGCGGTTGACGCTACCCCTTTGAGAGATGTTGCCAATATGCTACCGAATGCGGAGGCGGTTCCGGTGTTTTCTGCAAGGTCAATCATCATACCCGTAAGGCTGTTGAGAGTCGGTAACAGGTCTTTAGCAACACTATTCGATGCGCCCCTTGTAACGGTAGCAAGGACGGTCAAAGAGTCGTTAAACTGCTCACTCGCTGCGGCTTGATCTTCTGTCAACACAAGTCCGAGTTTTTGCGCTTGCTCAATAAGTTCCTCGATACCATCTCTTCCGCTATTCAAAAACGGGATCATCTGAGCGCCAGCTTTGCCAAATATCTTGATAGCCGTAGCCGACTTGTCCACGCCATCCGGCATATCTGCAAAACGCTCTGCAAGGTCTTTTAAGACTTCATCACCAGCCCTGATATTGCCCGCTGAATCCTTAACAGCAATACCCATGGCCTTAAAGATAGACGCCTGCTGTTTGCCGCCTGTGGAGGCTTCTGCAAGCGTGACGTTAAGCCGTGACATGGATGATTTAAGGGTTTGAGTGTCGATATCTGCGAGTGCTGCGGCATGCTGCAAACCGGAAAAAGCCTCAACAGAGAGGCCAACGGCTTGCGCGGTCTTGCGGGTTTCATCTGCGGCGTTAATTGAGTTTTTGACAAATGCGGCAATAGCACCAGCGGCAACGGTCATTCCTACACCGATAGCGGCCCCGGCGGCTTTAGCATGGGCCTGCATTTCCTTCATCCGCTTCTGTGATTCGCGGGAAGCCTTGTCCATCGGTCCGGTAAAACCACCTATGCGAGCGACGAGATCGAGCGTAAGTTGTCCCAAATTTCCAGCCATAGCTTATCTCCACTCTTCTATTGCCTTTTCTAAGTCAATCGCCGGTTCGTCTTCGTGCTGCATAAAATCATACAGTTTCAGGAAATTTGATGTTCTCTTGCTGTTTGCAAAAAGAGTTGCCAATAATGCCGCCCCTCTTTCCACCCTCATGCCAATATTTAAACTGCCACGCTTGTTGCGATATTTCTTCCAGCTGGTAAACTCTCTATAACTGAGCCGCTCTTGAGCCTCGGCAATGGTGCTGCCTCCAATTCCAGACAGCACCAGTTCATGCCAGATTTCATCAGAGTCGGTCAGTTCTGAGTCTTTCCCATGCCGTTTACCTCGGCAATAACGGAGAGTAGAGACATGACAAGGTTTCCATCCATTGCGCCCCGTTCAGGGTCTGCATCGCCGGTCACATCGTCGCCGGCAAACACTGGCTGTCCGTCTGCATCACAGACAGATGCGGCAATACGCGCGGCAAGCTGGTCTTTTTTCTCGTTCACGGCCATCAAATCAGCAACGGTGGACTTGTACGAAAGAGGCCGAATGAAGACAGTGGCGGTATGCTCCGTTTCCCCCTGCTTCCATTTGATTTCCTTTTCAACAGGTGCACCCGTAAACCCGCCGATGGACTTGAGACTTTCGACATTGAGAAACATTTGCTTCCTCCATTTAAAAAGAAGGCCGGTCACATGAACCGGCCCATTGAATTAAGCTTTGGGAGTCCAGACCGAACCGCCGGAACGCTGGATAGTTGCCGCTGTGACTACAACGGTATTCTGTGCGAAGTCAAGCGGGAAGTCGGAAACGTAGCCGTCAAAAGTAAACCATGTGCGAGTAGTAGGAAGCACAAAAGCCCCATCACTGTCAGCGGTAGGAGGTGCGGTTCCATCGGACCAACCAACGGCCCATTTAATCTGACGGTCGGTGTTCTCTTCGGAAAGCTCATGAAGACGGATGTGGCTGTCTTTCTGCGGGTCGGCATTGATTGACAAAGAAGCTTGACCGGGAGTACGGAGACCTTTCTTGTAGGTCCGCGCCATGTCTGCAAGGGCGGTGTCCTCAATCTGGTCCGCCGGTTGCCCGCCTGGGTTAAACGCTGTGCATGACTCAACCGTTACGATTGAGAGGTCGTCCGGGTCAATAAAGTAAATCTGTGTGCCTTGGGTAAGTACGCTCATTTCAGTCTCCTTTTCTTATCGTTTTACGTGCCACTCAACATCAAATGAAAACCGCTTGTGGAAGGTTTCGGGATCTGTTGATTCTCCCCGCCATGCTGTTATATGTGCAACAGGTTCGATTGCATCCCTGATTGCTTTGGCTGTATTACGTGCTGATGTTTCAGTGGTCGCGTATATGTCAATCTGAGTCGTGAACCGGTCAATGTCCGGTACTTGCCCTAGGTAATTCTCTGGATTGCCGCTAATAGTCTGCCATACAGCATAGGGGAGTGTTACGCCTTGTGGAGCAGAGCCAAAGGGGTAACAGCGCACCGGATTGCTACCGATAAGGGCTTTTACTTCTGCTGACGCTGATATAATTTTGAAAACAGGAGCAAACATTAATGACCTCTTGTCGTTCTCGTGCCGGATTTAACGCTTTTCGAAGCTCTTTTAATAGCTCTGTCGATTGCCATAGAATATTCGCTTATAAATGTATTGGTTACAGCTGACTGATTCCCTGCCAATGCTGGCCGCATAAAAGGTTTAGCTGCATGTTTTTCTGTACCAAACTCTTGATGACGCCAATACCAAGTATCACCGCCTGGGTTTGCTTTCCCTTTGCCCTGAAATTCGCCTGCCGCTTTGGCGTAACCTTTGGCCCCGCCAAGAACACCTATTCTGAAACCAAGATTACCAGTTCTTTTGTGAAGCTTAGATGACCACCTCAATACGATGTTTTTTGATATGTCGTTAGCGGTCTTAGGGTCGTCTATATCTTGTTTGGCTTTATCCTGTGCGGATTTAGCCACTATTTGAGCCGCTTTCCTTAATGCCGACCTCCCGCCTTTGCGCTTGAGATCATACGTTATCCCCTCAAGTTTGGCAATTAGAGATTCCATACCTTCAATTTTGAACTGGATTGTGTCAGACATGTGCTATACCCGTTGCAGTTGGCATTATCGATAGGTTTATGGGTTTATAGTATCGGCTATTCATCGGATCTCGCCGTTTGTGACGAATCCATGCCAGTTTCCGCTAGCACTAGCATCGATACTCGGAGTAACTGTCAGAGTATTGAAGTCGTTGCCCTCAAAACCCCAAGCAAAATCAGGATTAGTCATTACAACCGGAATTCCTTTGTATTCAGGATGTTCTTCATAAATAAGTTTCTGCTGTTCACTGCGAGACATTAAAACACGCTTGCAGGTGAGCAGATCGCCTTTACCTGAAGGACTTTTAAATATAAATACATCGGGTGATAGCCATACTGGGTCCAGGTCAGTTAATTTCATTTACCTCCCTCCCTTCTCAGCCCATTTCACCGTGAAACCCTCCTGAATGCGAATGAATGAATGTTCTCCCGGCCTAAATCGCTCTCGATGGTGTTATCTTCCACCAGTGCAAAGCCTTGTGATTCGCAGAACCGCACCAACCCGTTAAACGTGAAATAGTGGATATGCTCACCAGGGCGATAATGTTTTGAAAACAGGCAATCACGGTAGTCTTTGTAAATCGGCATTGATACAAACAGCCATTCATCAATCTGCGCCAAGAGCTTTTCAGGTTCAGGTATATGTTCCAGACTATCCCAACAGGTTACAGCCTTGACTCTGTTTGCATAAGGATTACAGTAAAGACCGTTTGACCACAACCAAGAAACAGCGTCGGCATTTACGTCAAAGCCCATCCATCCGGATTCTTCGACAAACTTTCCGCCACCGATGCCGATATCAACCCCTTTGCCGCCATAATGCCGCCGAACCATGTCCAATCTTGCCCGTGTGAGGTTTACGCCGCACTCTGATTCATCCATCACCAGATACTTATCAAAATAGGCTTTATCGTATGGCACAAGTTCAGCCCCGCACCATCCGCGCCCCGATGCTTCACACCAAAGCAGGGAATTTCTCAGCCCATTCGGTAAACTTGGAACCATGATTTTCAATCCTCTTATCACATTTATGGTTATTTGATCGGCATAAACAGAAGTTGTCCGGCTTGATAAATGTTATCTGGCTTAAATCCATGATAGGGCTTGTAAGCTTCTCAGGCGCGTTAAAATGCCCCCACCCTCCACATACTATCCATGCCGGTGTTTTGTAAGCTATCGCCGCTGGTACGAGCCACCCGACACCGCCGATTACTGCGGTCGCACCCTGAACCAATGACATTAGCTGTGTAACTGATAATTCCCCGTAATGGAACTTGATATCCGCATAGGGTAACGGTTCAACCGGCCATTCCTTACGATGCTCGAAATCGGCAACAGACACGATCTTGTAACCCTTTGCCCTCATTACTTCCACCGCTTCACAGAGATATTCAGGCAACGGGTTTCTTGATTCTGCCAACCATTCCGACCTGATTGTAGCTGGCCTGACTACTACATATTTCCCGGTAACAGGTGATGGTCCATAATCAGGCAAGTCAAACGTTTTCGGCCGTACTTTTAATGCCCTCTGCATCCCCGCCATTATGCCGATATCTCCATAGCTGACTTGCGTTATCGGCCCCCTTGGCTGTGATACCCATTTGATCTTCTGCCGGTTCACGTTTTTAAGTTGAGTTCTTAACCTAGTAACCGGCTTTACAAAATTGATTCCTTCAATTCCTTCGTAAATTTCCGGCCATGGGGTATTCAACCATATCGGCTTTGGCAATTCTTTTATGAAAGACCTTTGATACACGTTATCGCCTAGTCCATGCATACCGGATATTATCATCCGTTTATTACCATTTCAGCAGTCTCAACTCTGATGGAACCTATGCTGCCCGTAGCCGTAACAGTAAATCGCGCCGTTTGGCCGTCTGTGCCGCCCGTAGCATCCCATACAACACGAGTGCCGGAGATAGTGACGTTCTCTGCAAGTTCACCGTCCACGGTCGCTTCTGATATCGTTTCGCCGGTCAAGAGATGATTCGCAAAATCGAACCATAACCCTTTCATTGTCTCGCTCGGCTTTTTATCCGGTAGTCTGTAAATCATACCTTGTACCCCCTGTTTTCTACCGGCAGTTTAAATCCCCTCGTTTCGCGCGGAAGAACGTAACCTTTTACTTCTGGCTGAAGCTTGAAGCCGAATCCGAAAACAATAGCTGCGATGAACTCTAAAATAAGTTGCCTTTGCTGTTCCTGTGTCTGTTCAATTCCACCGCTGAAAGCAAGAATAGCGGTCAATGTCTCGATCTGTATTATCTGTGTCTGTGTGACATTCCCGCCAAAGGATAGCAACCCTTGGAGTGCTTCCGTTTGAGCTTCCTGAGCCTGCTGTGTGGCCCCCGCAAATGACAAAACGGATGCAAGCGCCTCAATCTGAGCGTTTTGCGACTGATCAAGCGAACCAGAGAACGAAAGAGCGGCTGTTAAACTGGCAATCTGCGCGGCCTGCGATTGTTCTATCACGCCAGTGATAAGAAGCGCCTGGAATATTGCCTGCGCTTGAATCGCCTGTATTTGCCCTATTTCACCGGAAAAACTGAGGATTGCCGCTAGTGCTTCTGTGTTTGCCGCTTGAATCTGTGATGAAATGCCAGAGAATGAAAGAGCGGATATTATTGATTGTTGCTGTATTGCTTGGATTGCTGCGTATGTGCCGGTAAAGCTGCCTCCGCCAGCGGCCACATATTGGTCTGCGCCGATGTCAAACGGAAATGTGCGGATAACGCCGTCAATGTCAGTTGTGAACGTAGCGGATAGGTCAGTGCCGGATAAGCCGAATAAGTTTAGCGATGTATCCTTGAGATGGAAATCACCATTTGCCGGGTCAACGAAATAATCTGTGTAGGCAGTTTTTCCGGTTGCCTTGTTGGTGCCTGGAGCTGTGGCGTCGGAGGATACGTTGTAGTCTGATCCTGCCGCTGGTTGTAGGAAACATGTAGTGGTCTGGCCGAAACATCCACAATTTATGGTCTTGGCCCTCAGAATCCCATACGCACCACCATAGACAGTCCAGTTATTAGCCACTAACCCCGAAGTTCCCCCAGAATTATAACCCCGGCCACAGTTGTATGATATTACGTTACTCCACACCCCAACATTACTGGTTGCACCACTCACCGCATATGATGTGGATGCATCATGCAGTATTAACCCTGCGGCATTAGAATTTATAGTCGCTGCTGAAATGCGTATTAAATCGCCAGAGTATCCTGCTCCATCAATTTCGAGATATTCGAAATCCACGTTGTGTGACGCTGCCACGGTGACACTGACAACAACCGCCGCGCGCGTCAAATAAAACCCCGCACCCGCTACCCCGTTGTGCCGGTTACCTGTTGCGGCCCTAACCACAATCCGAGATGTTGCGTCAGCAAAAGTCCAGCCGTCAAACGTGCATTGGTTGTTCAGGCCACCCGCAAACATATAGCACTCAGCAACAGCAACCTCACCGGAAGCTAGCGCCCGTTGTTCCCCAGCCTCCCATGCCGATAATGTAGCGTAATCGCCAGCAGTAGGCTTTATGGTTTTGATAACCTCAGCCATTACAGATCACCTGCTTCATCCAGCCCGGTCTGCAAATCGCGGAAGTAGCTACGAACCTGCGCCCATGTGTAGTCATACACGCCAGTATAATCACCAGCCTTAATGACAATCTGCCCAGTCGCTTGCATTTTATTCCGTACTGCTAAAGGCAAATCGGCCCATCGAATGCGCCAGCGCCTGCGCCGCGTCACTTCTCCAGTAAGGGCAGAAATTTCCGGTTGCATGTATTTCCGCACAGTGTCAGCCGAAATACCGGGGACCATGATCCACGCAAACGCAGGCCATTTTTCCAGCGTGCCACGTGGTGAGTTATCCTCCCGCACTTCCACAATCATGCCCGCTTTGTAGCAACCTCGGCGGTCTGTGGCGGGATCGGGATTCGTTGCATCAACGGCTTTGATGAGTAGTTGGCACACTTTGTTATGCCTTCGGTATCGTGTGGGTGAATGAGGATACAGAAACAGCAGCACCGGAGCTGATTGCAACCGAGTTTAAAACCAAGTCAGCATCAGCAGTTCCAGCCGAGCCGTCGCAAATAACAGTCGTGCCGTCAGATTTTAACGCTCTGTACCATGTGCAAGTGCCGGATGCGTTGGCGGAACTGTCAGGAGTCAGCGCGTTTGCGGTCAGAACCCCGTTAACACTCGTTGCAATGCCGGTTGCCGCGAAACGTAGCTCTGCAAGCAATACCTGCGCACCGATAGCGGTATCGGCATTTGTCGGCTGCGTCCCATCATAAAGCCTGAGATACCCGTTATCGAACATAGAGGCGGTTGCATCCCCCTGAACGTCTACAGTTGCGTTTGAGAGTTTCAGATTATTTGCCATTGGAGTCTCCTTTACCTACCGTCAGAAATGCCATCAACACACCGCAAGCGCCATTCCCGCCGCCCCGTTGCGTCCGTTTCGATGCTCGTTATGTTGTAAATTCTTCCATCCCAAAGTATCCGCCATGTTACCAAAAGCCTTGGAAACCATCTAAGATTAATCCGCGCCGTTGTCTCTGCCTGTGTTGTGCCGGATTCCCTGAACTCGCGCCCCGGCCCTGTCAAAACTTCCGCTGGAACGGAGTCGAGTAGGGTATCCGAATCAAGGGAAGCCGTAACCCACGTCAATACCGTTTCGCCGGTTTCGCTGTCCTGATCTTCCGTCAGCGTTTGAAACTCAATCCTATGTCTGAGCCTGTGCGATAGCATTAGATACCCATGTTGAGGCGATATGGTTGTAATTTGCCCTCTGCTGCCTTGCGTATCTTCTCCATTTCATCTGGTGAAGCCTGATACATGCACTGCATCAATAAAAGCACGCCGTACATCACGCTCACCGGCATGGCATATTCCGAGTTGATTTCGATGTTGCTATCCCATTCCGCAAGATTGGAACGGTTCATAAACTGAGCGGCCTCATCTTCTGCGCCGTCTAGTATTATTTGTAATTTAATGTCGTCTGCGGAGTGAATCACATCAAGGAAAGCTTTTGCATCTGACAGATTTATGACGCTCATTTTAATACCTCTTTAAGTGGCTTCCGTTCGAACATTGTAAGCGCCGTTTCTCTGCTACAGTTGATGATCTCTGTGTTGATACGTTTCGCCAATGCATTGAACTGTGAAGGCCATGTGCCAATTGAACCGGCATTGCCTAGCCCTCGTGGATGATCGCCATGCCAGTGGCTTTTCCCGCCTGTTTTCTGGCAATCGTAGCCGAGTAATATGATTCGTTTCGCTCCCCAATGATCAGCAAGAGAGATTGCACCCACACCCGAATTTTGACCATGAACGAACTTGACATGCTTTACCCCGGCTAATCCGGTCAAGGGACTGAAACGTAAGCCCTTAAATTCTGACTTTGCCTGTTCCAGATACCGTTTCCACCATTCCCTATCCATCGCGTAAAGTACATCAGCCCACGGTGCGGCTTGAAAAGTAGAGTTAACGACGATTACAAGCCTTTCTTTTTCCGGCCCGGTTTCTTCTTCGCGCCACTGTCGGACTTTTTCACAATCGTCTGCGGTAAGGCTGGGGCCGCTGGCAATACAGACGCAATCGAAACCAGCGGCGCGGCCAAAGGGGTTGACACTACTTCCTCGTACTCAACCAGTTTCGACCGTTTGAGTGCTTTGGCGGTGACTTCGGAGCATTCAAACACATCCCCCCGTCTGATCCTGCCGTTATGATCGAAACTCTTTATTGCCGTGACTTGCATTTGTTCCCCCTGAAATTCTAGCCAGCCAGCTAGTGATTAAATCAATCGTTCAATGGTCTTGCCATCGTCATTGAGTAAAAATACAGGTAAGTGTGTAATAAAGCACCTGTCCGACCCGTAATTATCTGCCCATTCCAGCATAAGGTATATGCTTTCGTCGGTTTTTACACTGACATCTTCCCACCAACAATCAATATCTTCGTTCTTTTTGTGGTTAAAATCTGTTCTTAACCCCCTGGAAACAATAAGATTGGATACACCATCAATAAATTGGTAGTGCTTATCAGGCTGTCCTGTAGTTTTGAATTTGAGTATCATACTATCTCCCTTTCTATCTGTTTGTATAGCTGGCTGGCTGGACACAACTCTTACAAAAAAGGGCGGAGGCGATTAACCCCCGCCCTAATTAATTAAGCCGACGCTATGAGAAATTAAGCCGACGCTGGCAGTCCGTCAAAGTCACCCGTTACAAGTGCTTCAGGGCGGAAGATGGTCAAGCCGATACGCTCTTCACAGCGCATTGTGACCATGTTTTTCTCGAAGTTGTCCACGTTCTCTGTGGAAACAACCACGTTGACGTCTTCACGGTCCCAACCTTGGGCGGCTTGTGCAAATGCACCGGTGAGGAAGTCACCAGCCGTCATGGATTGAGTAGACACAACCGGACGTCCCCACAAGCTCGGCGTTACCATGCCGGTAGGAGATGCGAACAGATAGCCGTTATCGGTTGTTTTGGTAAGTTCGATTGCACACCAGTCAATCGGAGAAAGAACAAGGCCGTCAGCCTCATACTCGGCAAGAGTAACCTGCAACATTGCCAAACGCAGACGATCGATCATGGTTTCCACCTGGACCGTCACGCCGGGATTGACATAGGCGGTTGCAGCGGTAATCAGTCCGGTGATATTCAGTCCGACGCCTGAGCCTTTCAGGAGCTGTGCTTCTTCTTTCAGTTTCAGCCCGTAACGCAGACGACCGTCAATGTAGCTGGCGAGCATTGCCGCATCGTCAAGCACCTGTTTGGAGGCGTAGAGGATGTGGGCGATGGTCGCCACCGGAGCCGAATCAAGTTCAAATGTGATATCGGACTCAGGCTTTTTGGATGCAGGGTTTTCAGACACCACATC